GTTCCAGAGTTGCTCGTAGCCGGCGAGCTGGACTTTGTGGGCGCCAACGATGGCTTTGCTCGTCTTCCAATCCAACAAGACGATCTTGCCGTCACGGTCGCGGCTGGGTGCGTCGATGGTGCCGCCGAAGAGGTATTCTTCGGAGACCAACTGCACTTCTGGCTCAATGACGGTGAGACCTTCTTCGTCCCACCAGCGCTTGAAGTTGTTGAACGCGATGGTCGCTTTCTCGACATCCGCGGGGCTGAACTCGGAGAGGTCGGCAACGTGGTTGTGGAGAAAACACTCGATGAGGAAGTGGGCGATGGTCCCGATGTCGGCGGCCTTGTCGCGCACCTTCCGGTAGTCTTGGCCGTCCATGCCGAGCTTCCACGCCCAGTGGATGAGGCCGCTGCTGTCCTCGCCGATCTTGGCGATGGTTGAGGCGCCGGGAACGTCGGTGCCGTCTGCCAACGGATACTTCTGGTGGGCGCGGGTCTTTTCGAGGCGTACGATTTTGCGTCCGTCCTCGGTGAAGCGATCCGGCGCCGCGGGCTTGGCGGCCTTGGAAGGGGAGCGGCGTTTTGCCGCCCCCCTTTTGATTGTGGTGTTTTTGGCTGGCATGAGGGTTACCAGGTGATCTCTTCGTCGTCCGTGCCGGTCTTGCGTGCGGCGGGCTTGGCTTCGCTCACGTCGAAGCCGTAGGCCACGGCGCTGCCGCCATCGCCCCAAGTGACGAGGTCGTGGACCATGACAGCCTTGGGCTGCAGTGTGATGCCGGCGCCGAGCGTGCCGGTGTACCAGCAGTAAGGCACGACCGCGACTTGGATCTTGGAACCGCCGCCGATGTTGTCGGTGATGATGTCGCCGGAGGCGTTGAAGAGCTTCGGTGCGCGGCTGTAGGTCTCGCCGGCTTTGTCTTTGCCGACAGCTTTGACCTTGAGCTTCAACTGGACGAGGCCGTCGTTGTCTTCCCAAGGCGCGGCGTGGAGCTTGAGCTTGTCTTTCTTCAGCTCGGCCTTTTTCTCGGCGACGAACGCGGAGAAAAGTTCCTCGGCTTGTTTGATGAACGGCTCTGCCTCCTCGGCGGTCAGCTCAAGGTTGACTTTGAACACTCCCACGTCGTCGAACTTGGTGTCCGGGCGATTGAGGTGAGGATAGCGGGCAGTGCCCACGGGTGTGGTTAGGGTTTTGTTTGGCATATTATGCGTTGGTTGGTTGTGTTTTTGGTTGGTACTACAAAATTTCTCCGACATTGCTCAACGGCTCCACGTCATCCGAGTTGCGCAGCATGTCGGTGAAGCGGCCGAAGGTCATCGTGACAAGCATCTCGCAGTGGTCTTTGCGATGGATGACGGCGGTCTTTGCGCCCTTGCCGTCGCGCAGCGCTTGTGCAACCGCGGCGTCCAAGTCAAACCGCGCGCGGCCATGGCGCTTGCACTCAAAGTGCCAATCCGGCAAGCAGGGCACGATCACGTCGGGCGCACTGATCCCCCAAGATCCTTGGCTGACTTGCGCGCCCCGCTTGGCCGGAAATCCTTCGGCGGTCAATGCCTTGGCAACTTCGCGCTCGAAGCTGGCGCCTTTCTGGCGGGAGTTGATCATTCGTTTATGACCTCCATCAGTTTGTGCGGCACCGGAAACAGATCGGCCGCCTTCTCTTCGCCCCACGGCACGTCCGGCTCGTCTGTGAATCGGTCGCTGACGGTGTCGAATCGGGTATACGGCGGATGCCACATGAGCGGGATGACTCCGGTGCGGCCGGCGCGGTGCTTGGCCACGGTCCACTCGGCTTCGTGGCTGTCCTGCGGGTTGCTTTCCGTCTCGTAGTAGGATTTGCGGTAGAGCAGGGTGACGATGTCGGCGTCCGCCTCGATCTGCCCAGAGTCGCGGAGGTCGGCCATCTTCGGGCGGTTGTCGCCGCGCTCTTCGGCTTTGCGGTTCAACTGGGCGGCGGCGAGCACCGGAACCTTCAGTTCCATGGCCATGCTCTTGAGGCCGCGGGAGACGAAGCCGACCTCATTCTCGCGTGACTGCGCGTTTTTCGCGGAGAGAAGCTGCAGGTAGTCAACGAGGACGACTTTCACGCCGTGCTTTTTGACGGCGCGGCGCGCACGCGCGCGGACATCCATGATCGAAAGACCGCCCTGGTCATCGATGAAGAGCGGCTGGCCAGCGAGACGCATGTGCTCATGCTCCAAGCGGCGCATTTCGTCGTGCTCAATGTCGCCGAGCTTCAAGCGGGTGCTGTCAAAGGATGCCCGCGCGCAAATGATGCGCTGGATCAGCTCCAGCTTCAGCATTTCAAGGCTGAAGAGCAGCACCGGAATGCCGCGGGCAACAAGTCGGTCAGCGATGTTGACGAGCAAGGCGCTCTTACCCATGGCAGGACGAGCGGCGACCAAAACGAACTGACCTTCGCGCAGTCCGCCGGTCCAGAGGTCGAAGGTCTTGTAGCCGGTGACGATGCCGCGGGGCTTGCCGCGCTCGGCCACGCTGCGGTGCAACTCGGCAAGGGCGCCGTGCATCATGGCACTGGCCGGCTGGATGGTGTCGGACTTACCGGCGAGGTCGATGTCGAGAACCGCAGTGCCGGCGGTGGCGAGCGCCTCGTCCGCATCTTGAGTCACGTCCATGGCGGCGGCTTTCATGCGGTCGGCTGCGGTGATGATCTTCCGGCGGGCCGCGTAGTCGCGCAGGATGCCAAGCTGGTAGTCGATGTTGCGGGTGAGCGCTTGGCCGATCATCTCGGTGACGGCGCCGGGACCGCCGACTTTGACGAGTTCCTTGCGCGCTTCGAGCAGGCGGGTAACTTGGATGAGATCCGGTGTGCCGCCGTCCACAACGATCTCGCTGATGGCGCTGAAGACGGTCTTATGGTCGGGGCGGAAAAAGTATTCGTCGGTCAGCTCGGGCAACTCGCCTAGGAGGTCGCCGTGGTTCATCAGCGCGCCGAGGACGTAGGATTCGGTCTTTGCGTCGTGTGGTGTGATCATATTAGGCGGCGCCTCCGTCGTTATCCTCGAGGATCATTATGACAAAGATTGTCAGAACGATGAGCAGCAGGTAGGTGAGCAGCAGCGCGTTCATTGGCGGCCTTCCTCCGGGCGAGACGCGCGCGACGGCGCTCCCAGCGGTCGCAAGCTGCATCGACGAGGCGAAATGTTTCTTCTAACCATGGTGTGATGTGGTGTTCGGGCGGCGGTGGTGGTTGGTGCTCAGTGGCCATGACGTGGGACTGCTTTCTGTCGTGGCGTGTGTAGGCATATGTTGGCAAATGTTGGCATGGGAATCAAGGGTTTTTTTGGGAGGATGGGCCATTTTTTTAGGCGGCCGAAATCGCGGGGTTCGGTGACGGGGGCGGCGATGCCGCAGATATTGCAGAATCCTTCATGCCAGGTGGCGACATGGCCCTTGGGCATGCCGCGCCCATGGGTCTCGCCGCAGGGGCGGCATATCCAGTCGGGATACGGGAACTGGTCGCGGACCTTCTCCAAGATGTCGGAGAGCGAGTCTTCTTTGAGGAAGATCGCCTCGTAGTTGGCCCGGTAGCGGTCGCCGTTGACCGGCCGCGGGGTATCGCCTTTGCCGGCGCTCATAGCTCGTGGCCCTCCGGTGAGGCAAACTCGTCCTGCGAGAAGATCGGCTTGCCGGACTCCTCGAGGAACGGGAAGTGCCGCAGGCAGGCGGACGCGCGCCCGCGCAGCTCCTTGACCGTCTTGGGCCGCGTGCTGGGGTGCAGCAGGTCGGCTAAGAACTGGCGGGTGCGGCGCAGCGCCCAGTATTGCTCGTAGCGCAGGCTCATAGCGGCTGGGCAATCTCAAGCAGCGCCTCGTGCTTTTCGTTGGAGACTTCCTCGGACAGCGCAGCGCACCGCTCAAGGACGCGCTTGAGCCGATTGACGCGCCGAATCAGCTCACGGTTCTCGCGCTGAAGATCGGCGATTTCGGCGGTGTGGCGGCGGTCTTCGTTGCGCATAAACTCCAGCTCCGCAGAGGCGCCAAAGTTGTTGCCGAAGCCGACCTCGCCAACAACCAGGTCGGGGCACATCATGGCGCTCACGCCGCGGCCCTCCGTTGTTGTCCGATTGCCATGCGGCCGAAGAGCCATTCCGAGCGGCGGAACCCGGGGTTGTACAGCCCGCGCTTGGCGAGGAATCTGTCGCACGCCTTCTGCATGAGCATGTGGTTGATCTGCGGGAGACCCGGCACGCCGCGCTCCACCTCGGTGATGCAGCCGTTTTTGAATTTCATTTGCGGGCCTCCTGCAGCTCGGTGGCGAGTTGGCGGACGAGGGCGCGGAGAGCCATGATGGTGGCTATCGACTCGTCGGCGATCTGCTCAAGGTATTCGACGTTGACGTTGAGGTTGCTGGTTTTCGGCTTAACGGCAGCCGCCTTCTTTTTGGTGCTTTTGGCGGGTTTCATAAAGATTTAGGGAGTATCAAGGATGGGGTGGGACATTTGCTGTCTTAGGCCCAGAATTTGTTAGCGATTCTGCGACATCGTTCAGCAAGTCCCAGTTACCGGGTTTCCGGTGCTTGTTGGGGTCGTAGCGGACGCTGACGCGGTTGCTGATGTCGTCAAAGGTCCAGAAAACGAATTGATTGAGGTCGGGTAGGTAGGCGGCCAGAACGTCGAAGTCGTGGATCTCGTAGGGGCGCGCATTGCGTCCGCCGGTGGCGCGCTTGACCGAGACGTGGTAGGCGCCGCGGTCGAGGGTGGCGGTCTTAACTTGGACGCCGATAGGGCGAACGCCGGAGCGGGTGAGCATTACGTCGGTCGTCTGGGCGTGGCCGAAGGGCGTGAAGATTTCCCAGTTGCAGGCTTGGGCGCCGACAATGAAAAGCGATTCGGACAACTCTCCCTTGCGGCATGCTGACAGGACGGCACCGCCGGTGATCGGGGCGTGGATGCCGTTTTCGAGGGCGAAGAGGGTGCTCACGCTTTGATCCCTCCAACGCGCGCCTCAATGCGCGCATAGTAGTCATCGGCAGCCGACCGGCGGACCACCTGCGGGGTCGGCTCGGTGAGCGGCGCCTCGACCTTGGACAGCCAATTGATGAACCGGCGGCGGCTGACCGCGCCGACACCCTTGTTGCGGCACCACGTCCGGCAGCGGCCGTATTCCTCGGCGATCTTGGCGTGGGCGAACTCGGGAAGCTCGGAAAGGTGGCGAAACCAAGACTGGTCGTCCAAGTCGGGGCGCAGGGTAGGGTGCGG